CTTGATGTTATATTTCTGCCAGGCAACTCTACGCTCTCGCAACGCAAAGATACACTTCTAGAAGCTTCGTTAGTGGCACGCAAACCACTGAATACATTTGTTAGACTGCCGCCTGTCTTTGGTGCCGGCGGGTAAATGAGAACTTCATATCTGCTTGGCAGGGCGTATCCCTCATTAGACCGAAATGCAGATAGAACATCATTAAGTACGCCAAACGCTGTCCCTTCTAGAAAATTTGCCATTAGATCATCGCCCTTGATTCTTTCCAAACCACAGAAGCCGCAGCTTTCTTAAATCTCTGTACAGGTAACAATGTCGCAATAGTAAATTCGTCTGCATCAATTCTTCGAAACTGTGATTTGGTTTGTCCTGCCAGATATTTGTGTATAGTGGGTTTGACTATGTTAACATTCTTTAGTTTACTGTAGTCCACAACCAGCCTAGTTGACTCATCAAATTTTGTGTTGTTGGAAAAATCCACCAGCCTGTCTAGTAATTTAACTCGTAGGGGTATCGGGAGATAATGAAAATTAATCCCCAGAAACCCATCACTGTAAGTCTCTAGAGGCAAAACAAGGGGAAATGTATCGTAATACGGTAGTTTCTTTTTAAACTTTGGGTCGTATATGAACATATTTAACTTACCGTAGAATGGCTTATTGTCTCGTTTGCCATCTCTTATCAAGTCCATTGTTGTAGGCTTACCGAATTCCTTGATCTTATCCCTATACCATTGGGTTGATCGTGGACGGCCTTTTGCCTCATCTTTTACTGCCTGTATGAACTTACTTTGTGCCATGCCTCTATTTATACGAAATACCTAGATGATCCTCGTTCAGAATCTTGAACTCCATGCCATTTTTGTTGCACCATTCAGTAGCATATTTCCACTTGGCCTCATTGATACCCCATGTTTTAACCTCACCCAAGTATCTTCTAGTCTTACGCTTAGGTTCTTTTGGTGGAGAACATTGTTTTTTAGGTTTTACCTCAATGATCATTTTCTTGAGGCTGCCATCAGCCTGTCGAACTTTTATGTAGAAATCAGGGAAGTAACGGTGTAATCTGCCGTCCCAAGGAGATAAATAGGGTATGATGATCTCTTCACTACCCCACTCAATGATGTTAACACTGGTATCACAGTACACCATGAACTTCCGTTCCCAGAGGGATCGGTAGATTATATTATGTGGATCGCCCATATATTTTTGGGGATTTTGTGGTTTGTATCTGCCTTTGTAACTCATGGTGCATAAATAGTTCTGTATAAGGAATATTTAGACATGGCCGTATTACTCAGCACACTCAAAAATAAGGCTGCAACAGCAGTTGCTTCTCAAGTATCCTCTTTCGCAAAGTTTGGATCAAGTGGTGGTGCCTCTGCTTTACAAGGACTTTCACAGGGCGGTAATTTTAGTTCTACCACTTCAAAGAATCTAACATATCCTATTAATGTAGAAGAAGACCCACAACAAGGTCATTACATCATTTTCTATGTATATCAGATTGATGATGCTAAACTTCAGAAGAAGGGCGCTGCAGTTTCAAAACTGGCCTCTGGTGATGCTGATGTGGCTGCTACAAATGCAGCTTTAAAAAACTCTGACTCATCCCCCATGGCCTCTCAATCAGGAAAAGGTGCTGGAAAGTCACTGTCTATAAAAAGACCCCCTATGAAAAAGATGGATCAGGCTATCGCTTTGTATATGCCTCCATCTGTAAAGGTTTCATATAAAACAAATTATACAGATCAAGAGATTGGTGCATTTGCACAAGGCGCAGCTGATGTGTACGGTGCATTATCTAGCGGTAAGGGACTCATGTCAGCTCTAGGAGCTGGTGGTGGTGCGGCGGTAGCAGGATTAGCTGCAGCTGCGGTTAAGAAGGCTGGAAACATGGTATCCGGCGCAAGAGCTTTGGCACAGATTGCATCTGGTATGGCCATATCTAATAAAATGGAATTGCAATTTGAGGGCGTGGAGCGCAGAGACTTCTCGTATGAGTTTACCTTTATTCCCAAGAGTGAACAAGAGGCACAAATTGTTGAAGAAATTGTATACGCATTTAAAAAGAACATGATGCCTTCGTATGTGGACTCAGTTGGTGGAACCATAATGGGACAGAAAATAGAAGCTAAGTTAAATGGTAAGATTATGAGAACTCCAAATATCTTTGATATTGAGTATCATCACAAAGGAAAACGCAACCCTTTTTTGAATAGAGTTTCATCTTCCTATCTAACATCAGTCGATGTTGAATACGGAAGCGACAGGTATAAAACATACGAGCCAACCAGTACAAATGATCGTAAGGGATATGAGGGTGGTGGTGACGGCCCGCCTCCACAAAAAACCACCATATCTTTACAATTCAGAGAAATAGAGATGATGAGTCAAGAACGTATTGAGGCAGGATTCTAATGTATTTTGAAAATTTTCCAGTAATACAATTTGCGTCTGTGAAAGGCGGAGAGCCAAAGATTGTTACTAATCTTTTACGCCGTGTTGCCATTCGTGCAAAAGCTAAAGATAATGTGGCGATGTTTGATACGTATGATGTGAAAGAAGGCGAGACACCAGAAATGATCGCTCACAAATTATATGGTGATGCAGAATTGCACTGGATAGTTTGTATGACCAATGATATTGTAAATCGTTTTCACGATTGGCCCATGAATACCAATCAATTTCTTTCATATGTGCGAGACAAATACGACAATCCTAACGCTGTGCATCACTATGAAATTAGCCAAACGTCTGGTGATACGACTCTAAAAATAGATGTAGGAACTTCCAATGCAGATTATCCTACGGCCACAGCCGTAACAAATTTAGAGTTTGAAGAAGAAGAACAAAACAAGAAAAGACAAATACGTTTGCTTGACCCTGCCTTTGTACCTCAAATTGTAGAAGAGTTTCAAGGAATGATAAACGAAAGTGAAATCTAATGTCAGAGGGAATGAGTTATGCTGGTGAGTTTGTTTTAGAGAAATGTGAGATTGTTGCCTGTGGTAATGATCGGGTTGATGTTAGTAAAGAACTTATGCAGCTCGACATATACGAAAGCATTGATTCACCACTTCTTCAAGGCAGTCTGGTATTCACCGATAATTTTGGCCTAACTAACACTATGCCTATTGTTGGACAAGAAATTCTGCGCCTGAAGATTCGCACGCCATCTACTATGGGTGGTGGTGATTTCGGTGAAGAAAAAATCATAGACAGACAATTTTATATCAACAAAGTTAATAGTGCCAAGAGTTTGAAGCCAGATGTGCAAGCTGTATCAGTAGAATTTGTATCTATGGAAGGTATTAGAAACAATAGAACTATTGTTGACAGAATATTAACAGGAACCTATTCTTCTATCGCTAAACAAATGTTAAAGAGTGATCTCAAAACTAAAAAAACTGTTTTCGTGGAGGAATCCTCTGGAATTAAGAAAATAGTTGCTAATGAATTGACTCCCATTGATATCATAAACCAGTGTAAAAAAGAGGCTGTGTCTAAAGAAAATGGTCAACCTACATACAGATTTTTCGAGACACTAACAGGGTTTCATTTTCGCTCCATACAATCGATGTACGCTACAGAATCAGCGCAACAATACACAATTGTTGAAAACGAAACTACAGTAGAGGGCCGTCCAGACTTTATGGCAGAGTATTCGAGAATAAGAGATTATAACATAAACAGAAATCCAGACACAATGAGTGGAACTGTGACTGGCCAGTTCTCTTCAGAATTGACTGTGCATGACATATTCAATAAAGATATTATAACCACCAATTTTAACTACTTTGACCAATTTGAACCAGAGGCTCAAAATTTCACGATTAATACATATCATAGTAAAGGTGCTAATTCAATGTACAGTAAGACAGCATATGATCAAGACGGAAGCAATTTGGGTTCAACATCTGTCGCCAAGTATGTTACTTCAGTATCTTTTAAAGATCAGGCCACAGGTACAGATGCCAGTCTAACAACTGGCGATGGTAAATATGCGTTTCAGGCACCTAACCACCAGAGATGGTTATTGGGAGGCAAAGCTTTTAACGAATCACTAAAAAATGGATATGTCTTGGACTTGACCGCTCTTGGTCACACTTACATGAGAGCTGGTCAAGTGGTAACTATTAATATTCCTCGGCCATCAAGGGCTAAACAACCTGATAAGAGCCCTCTGAATAGATTTTATCAGGGCCCATTTCTAGTCGAAGCAATACACCACAATTTTCTACCAGACGGCGACAATGGCCCAACACACATGATGTTTATGCGGTGCGTAAAGGATTGTGTAGAGGAAGAACTAGAGTTTGTAGAAGAACTGCCTCAGGATGTAGATGATACATTTTTTGAGGAAGACCCCTTGGTAGAAGAGTTTTACCAAGATGAACTAGCTTAGAAAGGAGAACGCAACTATTCCTAAAAATCGAAATATCCAACAAAGAAAACTTCGAAAGGAAGATCAAATGGCTAAGACCAAAAATAGAATTAAGAAGATGAACTTTCAAACTAAGGCACGAACAGAAATGCCTAAACTTACAGAGGATGATAAATACATTATAGAAATGTCTGGATATAAAAAAGGAATAGGGCGACTACCAAATGAAAACCTACACCGAATTACTAGAGGGGCTCCAAGACCCCAATATATTTAAGGCTTTTTTCCTCGCCGGTGGCCCTGGCAGTGGGAAATCCTACGTGGTCGGGAAAACCACCGGCGGGACTGGCCTTGTAACTGTTAACTCTGATGATGCTTTCGAAATTATGTTAGCGAAAGAGGGCCTGTCTGCGAAGATGCCGAAGGATGAGACAGAAGCGAGAGATGTTGTTCGTAAGCGTGCAAAAGTAGTAACTAGTAAAAAGAAAGAAGGCCTCATTGCAGGCCGTCTAGGCCTAATCATTGATGGCACTGGTAAGGATCATGGGAAAATAATCAAACAGTCGGTTAGTCTAAAACAGATAGGTTACGACACACACATGATATTTGTCAACACCTCTCTTGACGTTGCACTTGAACGCAACGCAAAGCGTGATCGTTCTGTGCCAGAACCCATTGTGGTTTCATCGTGGAGGGACGTTCAGAATAATCTTGGTAAATTCAGTCAACATTTCAAGGGCAATCTGATCATTGTGGACAATAACGATGCTGGTGAGGATGTGTTTGTTATGGTATTCAAACAGATTAGAGGCCTTCTCAGAAAGCCCGTTAAATCTCCTATCGCCAAACAATGGGTTGAAATGGAGATGAAAGCCCGAGGAATTTCCAAGGCCCCCAAAGGATTCTAGCCAAATTAACGCTTGACATGGCCCTCTGCCTGTAGTATACTAATATTATAGTCAACAAGAGAGGTCGTTATGTTGTTTTGGGAAATTCGTGATGAAGAGGGTAAGTGCTTAGGCACTGAAACCGATTTTGGTAACGCTGCTGAGAGTCACATGATTCTCTGTGAGATGTTCCCAGAGAAAAAAATCTCAATAATTGAAGTTGATGAGGTGCCAGGTGCCTAACGAATTCAACTTCA